TACCTCAGCGCGGTAACTTGGTTCTTCGCAAAGCTAAGAATCCAATTGGAATGCTTTCTGTTGTAGTTGCTCGTCGTCCAGGACTTGACCTAGATGACCCACGCGGTCAATTTGATGACGTACTTTGGGCACAGATTGCTCGTGCTCGTTTTAGCATGTTAGCTATGGAAGCTGCAGAAAAATCTGTACAAGCTCCATTGGTTCTACCTAATGACGTATCTGAATTTGCATTTGGTCCTGACTCGGTTATCCGCACAAACAATCCTGCTGGTGTACGTCGTGTAGCTCTTGAGTTACCTACTGGTGCGTTTACCGAACAGCAACTACTTGAGCAAGAAATGCGTATGGGTGCTCGTTACCCAGAGGGAAGATCAGGAAATATTGATGCGTCTATTATTACAGGTTCTGGAGTTCAAGCACTTCTTGGTGGCTTTGATTCGCAGATAAAAGCTGGTCAACAGATTCTTGCTGAGACATTCCAAAAAGTTATGGAACTTTGTTTTCACATTGATCAGACCTTGTTTGACGAAGATAAAACTATGGCTGGTGTCTACCAAGGTGCGCCATACGATATTAGCTACAAGCCATCTAAAGATATTAAAAGCGACTACAGCATTCAAGTTCGCTATGGTGTTATGGCTGGACTTGACCCATCACGTGCACTTATTTTCTCGTTACAGGCTTTGCAAGCTGGATTGTTATCTCGTGAGTTTGTAATGAGCGAACTACCTTGGAGCATGAATGTTGGTCTTGAAAAAGATCGCATTGACATTGAGCGAATGCGAGATGCTCTTTCTGGATCTATTGGAGCATTAACTCAAGCTATTCCGCAGATGGCAGCTAATGGAACTGACCCTTCAGATATCATTGAAAAGATTGCTACGGTAATTGACATGAAAAAGAAGGGCACTTCTATTGAAGATGCTGTTATGGAAATCTTTAAGAAAGAAGAAGCCGAAGAAGCTCCAGCTCAACCAGAGCAACCTATGGCTCCTGAAGGAATGCAACAAGGTGCTCCACCTCAACCTGCACCAGCAGGACCAGAAGGTCAGCCAGCAGGACCACCACCAGATGTTGCTAGTATTCTAGCTCGTCTGGGTGGCGGAGGATGACAGAAGAAGAACGCTTAGCTTTATTTAGAAATAAATTAAAAGATTTACTTGATGATTATGGTAGAACATTTCATCAGGACGGTGCTTTTTGCACTACATACTTTGTTACTGCAGAGTTTTTTGATGGCGATGGTCAATACTGGGCAAGCACAATATTTGATGATAAGTCACCAATATGGCATGTAACTGGATTAATTCAACATGCATTAGAAAATGATTTTAATGAAGAAGAAGAAGAGGATTAGTTATGGCACAGCAAGGCGGTAAGCGACCAGTTCGTACCAATAGTCAAGCTAAGCCTGTATCAGGTCCAGGTGCTTTGTCACAGCGTACAGATATGATGACTAATAGCGATCCTAATGTTTATGGAGATCGCAAGGCTACTGAAGAATTAATGTCTTCTGCACCCATGGCTAAGCAACGACAAGTACCGCAACCAAATGTTACTGGTTTATTTGCTCCAACGGAAATGCCTAACGAGCCAGTAACTGCTGGTAGTCCGTTAGGTGCAGGACCAGGTATGGAAGCTTTAAATCTTCCAGCACGTAATTTTAATCCTACTCAAATTCTTAATCGCCTTGCAGAAAGTGATCCGTCTGGCGAAATAGAAATGATTTTAAGTGACCTAAATGCTAGAGGCATTGTATAGTGACTATCCAACCAGGACCTTTTGAGGAACCAAGTCAGTTCCAGCAACCAAGTCAATTTCAACAGCCAAGTCAATTTGCTGACCCTTCTGTTGCAATGAAAAGATCTTTAAAGCCTATTGTTGGAGAAGTTAGTCCTGCTCTTTTTGCTGCTGGTGCTCGCACTAATCTTACTCGTGAAGAACGTAATTTAATTGAAACTTGGTCTTCAATTAAAAGTACGCACGAAAAACTTATGGCAATGAATAATAAAAAAGCTGGCGAATCATTTAAAAAACTTAGCAAAGAAGATCAAGAAACACTTAAAGCTTATTACAAAATTGATTATGCAAACAAGCAATCAAAAGATAACATTATTGAAAATCCAACTGCAAGAAAACTAATTGGTCTTGACAATGGATTTTCTGCAGGTGACGCACTTAAATCTCCATTTAGATTTTTGTTTGCTGGAGCTGAACAATACACAAGAGCTTTTAATATGCCACTTACGGCAGCTCAAGAAACTATTGTTAACAGAGAAAGTTACTGGACTCGTTCTAATTTTGAAATGTCTTTTGATGGACAGTTTAGTTACGATAATGCAATTCTAGAACAATTAGAAAAAAAGCATGGTAAAGAACTTAGCTTTGTTGCACAGCATTTACTTGCAGGTAAAACTCCTGGCGAGATTCTTGATGCATGGGGTCCTAATGACGGAGCAATACTTGAAGCAGTTAATCAGGTATTTAACGAACCAGAAAAAATTGCTACCATTATGGACGAGCATGATCGGGCACGTTTATCCCCTGGTCGCAACATAGCACGTTGGGTTAATAAAACCTTTGACATTGACGCAAAAGAACGTCCAGGTTTATTTAGAGTTGGATCTGGTGCTATTGATCTTGCTTTTCAAATTTTTGCTGACCCATTAACTTATTTAACTATGGGTAGAAGTGTTATCTTTAAGGCTGACAAATTAACTAAAGCACTTAAGACTTCAAGAGATACTGCTGAGTACTTTGCTAATCCTAGTGTAATTAAATACTTTGAAGGATATGGCGAAAAAATTGGTGAGTATGCAAAAGCTTCTAAAGAAGGCAATGCTCGCGAAGCAGCTAAACTTAAAGAACAAATTCAAAGTAGATATGCAGATCACGGTACTGATGCAGAGATTGATCTATGGTCACAGCCTGAATTTGGCATAGTTGATTTTGATACTTTTAAAAACACATTCTTAAATGACAACGCACACAACTTTTCTATGTTGGTTCAAGGCAGAGTTGTTGGTACTGCTTTTGCTAGAGACGCTGCAGTTTATGCTAAACCTACCCGTGAGATTACTTTAAAGGGTAAAGAAAAAGTTAAAGAAATTTTTAGAGGTAAAGCAGCATTTGATCAATTAGATGAAGCTGGAACTACAGCTTTTCTTAATGATCTAGCTGGTGGCAATCTTGATGAAGCAGAAAAGGTTGTTAGGCAAGTTGCTGGTAAAGGTTTAAGAAAAAAACTTAAGCAATTTGAATATCAATTTTCTTTGCACCCAGGATCAAAAGGTGTTATTACTGGTGAAAGATACATTGATACAATTGAAACTTTAAGGCAACAAGCTAATTTAGTTTTTAAAGATAAGCCACTTGCACATTTGTTTACTGAGCACTTTATAAGTTCAACTCAAAAAGAAAGAATTGCATTAAAAAAAAGTCTTGATCAGTTGGCTTTACGTAGCACTGGTATGCTTGGTGTGCCAGGGGGTAAGCAATATTACGACGAAGTTATTAACTTTCATTATGGCGATGGTCTTTTTGGGGTTACCGATGAATTGGCATACCCACCACAAGCTGGAGTCCAAGGATTAGATTCTAGTATTCGTGGTCCGCTTGAACCATCGCAGCTTAAAGAAGCTATTGGTGCTATGGACTGGCGAGGCATTTCTGAGTTTATAGCTAATGCTCAGTTAACAAAAGCTGAAAGAGGATTAAACGTACAAACTGTACGCAACCTTATTGGTGGAGCTTACAACAGTAAAACTCTTGGAGACTTTATAGATAACTGGAGCATCTTAACTTTAGCTCCACAGCTTGGCGTTAGAAGCGCAGTAGACGAAGGCTTCTTCTTTACACTAACCGCAAAGCTTGGAGTTATGCGTGAATTTGGATTTATGCCTGGAAGATTCTCAGGAGCACAAAGATACGGAAAAGCATTTGCTGCTGCCACTGGAAGTAAAGCATCTACTGGTCCTATAAAAGATGTTTTACAAGTTGCTTTTGGAAAGTTAACTGGAAAACAAGTTGGTCCAGCACGTACTATTAGTGCAAAAGAACGTGATGACATTCTTGCAAAGAATGATGATATTTTTAATCAAGGCGGATACGCCAGCGTATACGAAAGAGACAGAGCTATACGCAGAGAATTTATGAATTTAGCTTTAGTTAAATACGGTGACAACCTTGATGACGCTTCACGCGGTTACCTTCAGGATCTTGGAGAACTTAGTCCAACTTATTTAGCTGATACAACTTCATTAAAAATTATTGACAGCACTATGAACCGTCAAAACATTCGTAGCGATACTCATATAATTTCAAAAAGCAATAATGATAAATCTCTTGAAGAAGCAGGACTTGCTTCAACTGGACTCTTTGAAGTTCAAAAAGCAAAAAACATGTCAGAAGAAGCACTTGAAGCTACTATGTTTAATAATTTTATTAGACGCTTTAATCAAGACGGATTTAATATTGGTGGAACAAAAAACGTAAACACTAATCCTGGAAGATTATTTATTGCTAACAATGGTTTACGCACTAAAGAAGATTGGGACAATGCTACTAATCAATTTTTAGAAGCAGTTGGTTTTAGATTTAATAATGGCGTTTGGTCAATTAGCAATAAAAAAGTTGGCGATGTTCAAAGATTTATTAATGCGTCAACCCACATGGAAAAGTTTGATGGTTTATCTGACGTAGAAAAAGTTAGAGGATTTATTACAGATACTTTTGCTAATCTTTATTCTGCATTTCATGGAGACTCGCTTCAATTTAATGACGATCTACTAAAAATATTTGAACCTTTTATAAAGGGCTATGTAAAAGATCATAGGCAAATAGTAAGTAAGATTGCTAGAAATAATGATTTTGTTCATCCAAGTGGAAAAATTCGTATTCCAAGTTATTCAAGTTTAATTGAAAATTACAAAGCCAAAGAAGTTGTTACTGATTTAACTGAAGTTAAAATGGGTTACGCAGGTAACGCACGAGTTGCTAGAGACAAAGCTTTTGAGTTAATGGCTCGCCAGCAAGATGACCTTTACAGAGCACCAGCAGTACAAGCACACTATGTTTTATCTCGTAAGGCTTCTGCTCCAGAAGAAGCTGCTTATGCTGCAAAACTTGCTGATGATTTAGTAAAACAAGGTGTTGATCCTTCTGCTGCAAAGCTTCAAGGAGAAGAAGTATCTAGAGAGTTCTTTACAAGTAGAGCTATTACAGAAGCTACAAATAAAGTTCTTAAGTATGCTGATAACCCAGACGTACGTACAGTATTTGCTTACAACATTAGAACTATTGGACGTTTTTATCGTGCTGTTGAAGATTTCCACCGCCGTGTTTATCGTCTTGTAAAAGATAATAAGTTAAGTACAATTTATCGCGCTCGTTTAATAAGCCAAGGCATG